TTGCGAAAGTGATGGTGGAGCAATTGGTGGTACTATCGGAGGAGTGATAGTATTTATTGGTTTTTGTATTTGGTATTGTAAGAGGTGTTTCACACGTTGTTGTGAGAAACCAAATGAGGTTGTGAATAATGAACAAAGTAATAAGAATATTCCATATGCTAATATTGAATTACGATAATATAAAGAAATATCTCATAAAAACATTTAAAATAGTTTAATAATAAACTATTCAGCCAGAGTTCCTGGGCTGTACTTGTTAGTAAATTAACAAGTAATATTTAAAATCAGTAGTTTTAAATCTCAACATTAAATTTTATTATTCGATGATTGTAGGTATGTAGTTATTACAAATACTTTAGGTAGAATAAATAGATTTAAATCGTATTGATGGAACGGTGTATAATTTAATTAGAAAATAATAAATTAATGTTGGTAAAACAATTGAACCAATGTATAGATTAGACTATTCACTTTAATAATTATTATGTTCGCTTACCAAATTGTAAATATTATTTAAAAAAATAATAATATTATATATAATGGTTTATATGTATATAATATTACGTCAATTAAATGATAATAAAATTAATGATAATAAATTAAATGATAATAAACTAAATGATAATAAATCTAATACACTACTTAATAATAAACCTAGTAAAGAAGATTATTGTGTTATATCATAATATATTTTTTAACTTAAAAATTGATATTTAATAATATTAAATTTAGTATTATTAAATATATGGAAATAGAGTGTAAATGTGGTCAGATAACAGCATTAAAATGTATAAATAAAGTATGTAATAAATGTTGTGATTCAATACTTTGTGAGCGATATTTAAAAAATAAAAAATCTAACTCTGATTATTCATTTGAATCAGATGAAGAATTAATAGAATATACATCAAAAGAAATTGGATTATTTTTAAATGAATTAAAATCTACATATTTTTCAAAACTTCCTAAAGAAATTAACTTCTTAATTGGTGAATTTGCAACAATTATAGATCAAAAACAATGTGGTATATGTGAATATTATAAAGATGAATATAAATATATGTTATGTTGTAGTAATTGTAGTTATGTATATTGTATTAATTGTATTAAATTTAGACAAATTAATTATAACTGTCCATATAGTGATTCATGTTATTATTGTAGTAAAGGTTTTATGTATGGAAATGTTTGTTGGAATATTAGAAGTGATATACTTTGTAATGATTGTTGGATTAGTGAATCAAATTTAATTAAGATAGATAAAGATGAATGGGAATTATCAGAAGTAGAAACATATGAAAAATTATATAACTAGTTTCCATTTATGACCATGTACAACTTTGTTTTCTTTTAATGCTTTATTCAATGTGGTATGTGACATTTGAAACTTTTGTATAATATCTGTTTTTGAGTAATATGTATTTATAATTTTTTTTTCATCAAACATATCAATTTGGTGAATTTCAAATTTTGAATTAGGTTTACTCTTTTCCGGTAGTTTATTATTTTTTAAATATTTTACTTTCATCTCATCACTACAACTATCAAAGAAATTCCAATAATGGCCTGAACTAATACTTCCTTGTTTTATAGCTCTTGTAAAAGAATTTGATTTTAGATTTCTAGCTTCACATGCTTCTTTTTGTGATGCAAATACTTTAAGAATTGTTTCTTTTTTTATATCTATCATTGCAATATATTTTATTAATGGTGATTGATGTTTACATACTATTGTTTCAGGTATCTTATTTACTAATTTATCAGTTCTATTATGAAAAAGCCATCTAAAATCTTTATAAATATGATTATTTTGTGCTGCACGTTTTAGTGCACTTAATGAAATATAATTATATTTATTGATTACTTCTTTTGGACAATCAAATTCTTCTAATGATACTTTTAAATTCTTTGGATCATACTTATATACTTTAGGAATTCTTTTTCCATTTTTTCTTTTATTATAATTTAATCCATAAGTATTAACATTCAATGATTCATATTCTTCTAATAATAATAAATCATTATTACCAGATTCTTCATTTAATTCTTCTTGATAAACTTTACGACATTCCAAGTTCTCATTTTTTATTTTATCTAACTCTTTTTGCATTTCTTGCATTTTTATATTATAATTATGTTGTAAATTTTGAATTTCTTTCTCTTTTTCTAATAATAAAAATTCTGTTTCTTTACTTTTTAGTTCTAATTCTCGTTTTATTAAACTTGAATCATTAAATTGTTCTATATTATTTTCAATAATTTTTTTAAATTCTTGAAGTATTTCTTCATTAATTAAATATATCTCATTCGAATCTATATTTCTAACAGACTTCATTTTATAATTATAATTTCTAATATATTCATTATTATGAAGAAACTTTTCAAATTTTATATGACTTTTACATTCATATACATCAATTAAATGTAATTTTTTTCCAAACTCTGTATTCAAACTATTCATTCTATTTTTTATAGATTGAGTGTTGCCTATCTTAATCAAAAGTTTATTTTCTTTATCAAATTTCTCATCTTCAAATTGAATAATATATACTATATTTTTATATAAATTCTTTTGTATTAACATATTATGAATCTCTTTTTTATGTTTGGTTTGCAACATCATTTTATCAACTTCATTTTCTTGTTTTAGTTTATAGATTCCACTTATACGAATCTCTTTTACTGTATTTACCATCCATTTTTGAAATGTTCTAGCAATTGGTTTTCTTGATTGACCTAATAGTCTGTATAATCCTTTTTCTGTTAGAAATAGACATTTTTGATTACCACCAAGGGTATCACTAGTAGTTATATCCTTTTCATCTTCATCTAAATTTAATAAAAATTTACTTGTATTTTTTATACCTAATATTTTACCAATTTGATTTGCTTGAAATAACGGTTCATCTTCCGTTCCTTTTATATTTATTTTGACTTCTTCATTGTTAAGTTTAAAAGCTCTGATAATATCCATTTTTGGTTTATATAATATTCTATTAAGATATCTTTAAACTAATAACAGTATTAAAACAACTACAATTTACTATAGCTATTTGTGTTGGTTTTTTTATTAAAAATATTGAAATATAGTTATTAAAATATAATATAATTTATATATAAATGAGTATTAATAACATAGTAAAATTACCATATGAATTAATAAGTAAAATATTAGATTATGATGGACGAATCAAGTATAAATATGAAAATAAAAATAGTATAGATTACCATAAATTTATAAATATAATTCATAAGAATGATACAAGATATGATATAATTAAGCCTATTTTGAATAAGAAACAATTTATTATAGATAATACAGATATAGAAGATAATAAATTTTATTTTGAGTTTGATTTTGATAATCAACCAGGTATATGCTTATGTTATGATTATAATTGGAGTAATGAAAATGAATTTGAAATATGTTATGTTGATATGAAAGAATCAGGACATGTACTTGGTAGCAACCAAATAAGATATTATGTATAAATAAATAAATACAGATATAATAAATGTTTGGCTAAAGATAGATATGATAAACCATGTGTATTTAATGTCGTAAAAAATATTGTAAAACTGTAAACCATGTTGTTCATCTTGTAATTTAATGAAGAAAAACTATGATTTTAAAACTTTTATTGATAAACTTATTGATATTTATAATTTTAGAATTAAAGATGTATAATCGTCTATTTATTATAATAAAAATTAAAATATAATCATACGATTATATTTTAATCAATTATTCATTTAATTTATTGTGTTTTTAGCAGCTTAATTTGAGTAAGCTCGTTTATTCCTATAAGTTTCCCTAAAGGACGGACTGTATCTTAAGCCATCTCCGGTTGCTTAAACCTTCATCAATGACCCATATCCGTTCAGTCTCTGACACCCTTCCATAGACTAGCATAGCGTCCGTAGGAAGTAAGTATGCGGATTGCCCAATCCTTTTCGTTATTACCATACCCAAGTACATTACTCTTGGCCACATAATCCTTTCGAAATTATGCTTGGTAGAAAAGGCTCTAAGGGGTTTCCCGAACAACAAGATATGTTGCATTATTTCATATGAAATAACACTAGCAACTGGCCTGGGATTAATATTCAACGGCACAAATGATTTTCCTATAACAAGAGGTTGATTTGTTATAGCATGTTGCTTTTAGGACCTAGTTAGCAAATTGAAGTTGCTTAAAAAAATCCACCCATTCCTGACATTACACGGAATACATTATAGTTGACAGCGTATACCTTGGTAACACCATCATCAGCAGTTGAACCATAAGTAGATTCAATATTGAGTGTAGTATTGTCAATTCTTGAGAAATTGCAAGTACCAGAAGGTTGGTGTTCTTCGGGTTTAAGTGCAAAACTGTATACATTTACACCATCAGCAGGGGTATTGCTGAAATGTTGGTAAGGTTGTACATAGTTGAAGTAGTTACCGTCTCTGGTAGTAAATCTATCGTGACCATTAAGTTGTAACTTAGCAGTCTTGACAGGGTTACCAGTACCGGCAGGAGAATCAGAGTAATTGTGGTAATCTCTGACAGTATAAGCGTTAGCAGTTAATAGAGCAGCACCATCAGCACTCATACCAGAAACTAGTTGAGCAAGAGTGTTGTTAAGATCTTCGTCAGTAAGTTCATTTCTTAAGATGACAACATTTTCGGGGGCAGCAGTAGCAGCCACACCGGAACCAGCGAATAAGAGTTGAGCATCAACCTTAGCAAGAAGAGCAGTAACAAGAGCACTGGAAGAAGCAGCAGCAGGAACATCTCCTACTTCAAAGGTACCGTCAGCCATAGTGATGGTACTACCGGAAAGTGCACTTCTGGTAGCAAGCCATAGAAGCTTGGCAAATCTTTCCTTAGCAGCAGCCCAGTCACCACCAAAAGCCCAGGCAATCCAAGAGTGCTTGGTAGTGAATCTGGACTTGAGAACATTCCAAACAAGATATTTGGAAGGATGGTTGAAGTTAAGTCTGTACTTAAGATTAGAGGCGTTGTAGGTTTCATCACCAGTGAATTGAACTTGCTCGATTAAGTATTCGTGGGATGCTTGAGCAAATCTCTTACGTTCTTCAGCATCTAGGTAGACGTAATCGATTAAAAGATAAGCGTCTTTCATCAAGTCGTTGGTAACAGCAGTGGGAGCTGAAACACCAGCATAATTGACAAGATCAGTAGCTTCTCTGAGTTTGATAGTAACTCTAACATCGTGGTATTGAAGAGCAATAAGAGGTAGAGCAAGACCATTGTTTCTGTTGAACCAGAATTGAAGGGGAACATACATAGTATATTCGGGTTGGTTGTAGCTCATGAGTCTCATGGAATCAACATCACCAATCATACGAGCATAACCTCTATCGTGATTGGATTCTCTAGTTAATTCATACCATACGTTGAGCCAGTCACCATATTGTTCATCAATCTTGGAACCACCAACTTCGATTTTACAGGAATCAATCATGGCGTGACCAAGTCTGGAAACAAAACCCCAGTTGGTTCTGTTGCTGGCCTTGATAGTGGAAACAAGATACATGTTGGTAATTAAATCACCATTTCTGTTAACACTGCAAGTGACGGTTCTACCAAATTCGGCAGAACCTTGGAAAGTTTGTTGAATAGGTTCTACAGAGAAATTTGTGTGTCTTCTGTAGACTACTTTGAAAAAAGTAATTTGTGGTTGCCCAGTAAGATAAACATCTTGGGCACCATAGGCGACTAGTTGCATAAGTCCTCCTCCCATATATATATCATAACCAGAAAATAATTTTTTTTAAATTGAAATTTATTATAGTAAAATTCATCGTTTAATATCTTAAACCTTAAATTTCTTAATAATAATTTCTATATATTTTTTATTATTTTTTAAATTACCATAAATTTTAAAAATTCTTAAATATTTTATATTTTTTAAATTCTTAATTGATTTAAAGTAATTTTATATTTTAGTTGTAATGTCTAACTTCAAGATAAAGAAGAAGAAAAAAGAAAAACTTGACTTCATAAATTCAACCACATTAGACAAAAAACATCAAGAATATTCTCAAATGTTTTTTGATCAGAAAAATGAGATTGATGATAAATATAATAAAATTCTAGAATTGGAATCTACATTACAAGAGATAGAAGTAATGAAAAATAATAATACATTAACAGATGATACTATAGAATTGAAAGCAACAGTATTAAATGAATTAGACTCATTAAAATCACAAATTAATGATATTAATAATAGTAAAGAAGAAATAGATTATTATGATAAAATTGGTGAAATTGTATGTGATTATTATCAACTTCGTGATGGAACTAATAATGAATTTCAAGAAAGTAAAAATATTATTGAATGGTTAGGTAAAAAGAAAAATTTAAATATTGATACAAATACATCTAGATCATCTTTATTAAATCAATATTGTCAACGAATAGAAGGAATTCGTACTATTAAAGATGATGGTACAAATAGAATAAAATATTGTAAAGAATGTAATATAGAAAAAACACTAGATTTAGGTGAATCTACTTTTGTATGTATTATATGTGGTGATAGTGAAGAAATTATATTAGACGAAGATAGACAAATTAAGGAATATTCACCTTATCAACGTAAGAATCATTTTAAGGAATGGTTGAATCAATTTCAAGCAAAAGAATCAACAGAAATACCAGAAAATATATTTGTAGAAGTTATATCAGAATTAAATAAAAATAGAATAAAGGATTTGAAGAATTTAAATAGAGATATTATGAAATTAATATTAAAAAAACTAGGTTATAATAATTTATATGAACATATTCCATTTATTATTAATAAATTAACGGGTCTTGATCCACCAACAATTAGTAGAAATGTTGAATTAAAATTTATAGATATGTTTTCAAAAATACAAGATCCATGGGAAATATATAAACCTGTTGGTAGAAAAAACTTTTTGTCATATTCATATGTTTTACATAAGTTTTGTCAATTATTAGAATTAGATAATTTATTAAATAGTTTTCCTTTATTAAAATCAATAAAGAACTTAAAAGAACAAGAAGAAGTATGGGAAAAAATTTGTAAATATTTAAAATGGGAATTTATTTCTTCGATATAGTAATATGAAAACTTTAAAAAATCTATCTGTAATAATACTATTTGTTGGTATAATATTTTTAACAGTCTATATAACAAAATCTTATTATATATATAACGATATACAATATAAGGAAATTGTAAATAAACTATTAAAAGAAGAAAAAAGAAGAACTATAAATAATCAATTAGAAATACAAGAAAAAATTCCAACAAAATTATTTAATACAATGTTCTCAAATCCTAGTCCATGGATGGGCTATACAGATAACTTGACAAAAGATTTTAATAAAACTAATGATCAGAAAACTAAGAAAATTAAGAAAACTAATAAATATAAACAACAAAAGACAGAGGAATCTAAAATTGAATTACAAAAAAAGATTATAAAAATTGAAAGGTCTTTACGAAAGATCCAACAGAAAATTTCTGATATATCTAATGATCTTGTTAAACTTGATGATTTTTTATCACATATAGATCCAGATGACGATAATTTAGATCCATCATTATTGAAAGATTTTAATGAAATGACAATTTTAAAATTAAGACAAACTAAATCATTAAAACGAAATAAAGAAATATATGAAAATTTACTTTTAGATAAAAAAAAGTATAATAAATTATTAAATAACAAATCTATTTAAAATAATAATTATTTAACTATTATAATGTCAGTTGATCTCCTAACAGAAGATTCCTTAACTCCCAATGGACAAAACTATGTATGTATTAGTTTTTTAAAAGATCCCGAAAATAAAACTACATTAAGTGGTATTAAAATTAGAGGTGTTTTTGATAAACAAGATGATGCTAGTGCATTTGCTAAAAAATTACAATCATATGATACTTTACATAATATCTATGTAGGTGAAATGGGCAAATGGTTAGCATTTGATCCTGATCCAAATTCAGAAGCTGCTGGATCACCAGAATATGCAAATGAAGAATTAAATAAGATTATGAAAGCACATATGGAATCTGCAGATAAATCTAAACTTTTACATGAAGAACATAGAAATAAACAAGCTAGACAAAATGTAGAAGAATCTTTAAAAATTACTAATAAAAATAGGGATGATATTAAAGAAGAACTTGAAAAAACAAATGATGAACACGTAATAACAAGTTTAAATCAAAAATTAAAAGATATTGATGTATCAATTAAAGATTTAGAAGAAAAGAGAACTGAATATTCTAAAAAAGAAATTGAAAGTAGAGGAGCATTAGATGCTAAATCTACCTTAAAACAGAAAGATGATTAATCATCTGAATCTTCATCTGGTTCTTTAATTTTTTTTACTTTAACTTTAAACTTATTTTTATTACTTGATAGAAAACTAGTTGCATCAAATTCATGTAATTTTTTATTCCAAGATGGATCATAATATTTTTTATGATATTTTTTATACTTATGACAACCCATATTAAACTCGGGAACTTTTTTTGCTTTATACCAAAAAACTTTATCAGTTATATTACTACTATGAACTCTATTATTAATTACCATTACACCATAGTTTTGTGTTACTTCTGCAAAAACTTGTTTAAATATATCAAATGAAGGAAACATACCAGCATAATGTTCATATAATCTTTTTTGATTTGATATAAAATCTTCTGCTAATAAAAATATATAGTCAAAATTACTTCTCATTTCAGGTGGAATTCCAACTGCATATTGCATTGTTAATATAAAAGAAAGATGATGATGTCTGCCATTAAAAAATAATTCAAGAATATTTTGATCTTTGACCCAACTACCTTTTGAACTCATACAATCGTCCATAACAAGCATTACTCTATCATCTTTCTCTTTTTTTCCTTCTTTCATTCTATTTTTATTATCTTCATTACACTTTGCTTGTCTACTATATATTTTTGTTAATATTTCTGTATCAAAATTATCATAAATAAATGAATCTGCTATAAATTCACCATAAAATCTATTTAATTTTTCGGTTCTACTAATTACAACTGCTGTTGGTAACTTGCGTTTGTGATATAATATTTCTCTTGTTAAATAACTTTTTCCAGAAGCTCTCTTTGCAATCATCGCAATTGTTGCATGATCAACCATTTTATCAATTCTAAACTTTTTTAATCGTAATTGAGAACCGCCATATCCTACATTTAAATCACTCATTCTTTATTATAAATATTTATAAAATATTTATAATAAACTATTAAACTCACTATTTAAAAATTGCCTAAATCTGTAAAAATTTCTTGATTATCAACAGTTGGTATTACTTTATTAAATGGTATAACAAATTGTAAAAAATTTGCTTCTTCACCATATATATTTAAAGCAATTATTCCTACTATTGATGATGTTAATAATGGTGTCTTTATTTTATCAAAAATAGTTGTCTTTTTTGATGTTTTATCTAATGCTTCAAATAAATAAACTAAAATAAATGTTCCTAAGATAAAATATATAATTTTGTTCATTATTAAGAAACTTTAGAAATAAATATTTTCTATATAATATTAATAAATGTTCGTCTTAACAAATACTGAAAAATCTAAAAGAATTATTAAATATATTTTAATGGGTCTTATAACACTATCATCATTAAGATATATACCAAGTCAATTGATTGATACCACAACTATGTTAACTATTTCATGTATTGTATCAATTTCATTTGCTATTTTAGATATGATTTCACCATCAATACTTATTAAACAAAAAACAGTTCTCTAAATATTTAAATAATTCGCAAAAAACTTATTCTTATTTAATTCATCATTTTTTTGTTGTGAATTTAATGATGAATCATGTGATGTATTAGAATTTGAAAATACTTCTTGATAATTAGATTGATTATTATCAATCATTGTTGATTCTGTATCACTATCACCTAAATCATTTTTTAGTATTTTTTCTAATTTACTATCTAATTCACTTTGTGTTTTACTTGCTTTTTTACTAGAATAATCAATTGGATATTTAGATTCTATATTATTATTTATAGATTGTTCAGTTGCATTTTTTACCAAAAAAGTTTCATTTGATTTATTTTCAAAATCACTTATATTTGTTTGATTTGTTAAATTTAAACTTTTCTCATTAATTATATCTAAAATTTTATTTTCAACTGAATTATTTTCAATTGAATTATTTTTAATTGAATTATTTTTAATTGAATTATTTTCATCTCCACCTACTTGAACTTCTTTTGGTATTATACTATTATTTGATGGTTCTATAATTGGTTCACGTGGTATAATTTCTAAAGATAAAGGTTTTGTTTCACTAACTATTGATTTATTATAAATATCTTTTTCCAAATCATCTTTTACCATTTTTTCAATAATATCTTCATCATTTACACCAATTAAAGATGAATTATTTAAATATATATTTAAAATTTGTTTAATTGGCAATAAACCACGAATTGTTTCTTCAATTGATCTACCAATAATCTCTAAAACTTCTCGTTGATTTCGTTTAATTTCAATTGGCGGATAATTATGATAAAATAAATAAGGATTATTGTATAATTCTCTTGATGCTTCAATATATACATTTTTTATAAAATCTTTAAAATTAAATTCTGCTAATATATCTGAAATATTATTTGTATTATTACTTCCAAATAACATGATATTATATTGGGTTTTAATAGATGCTTTAATCATATCATTTACTAAATCATATTTATTTTCAATATCAAGAATAGATTTAATTCTTAATACTTCATTACTTAAAATATCATCAGTCCATTTTGGTACTCTTTTTAATAATGATTGGTACATTTTTAATATATCTTCGTCATTTGATACTTCTCTAGTTTTATCATAAATTGAATTTAGTCCACCAAAAATTAGTTTAGTTAATAGATTTTTAATTCTAATCAAATATTCATTTTTCATGGTTACTAAAATATTCATATATATTATTTATATAGATTATTTTTATTTTAATAAACTTTTATAGTTACTAAATATTAATATATTAATTAATGTATTAATATTTATATATTACAACTTTTTCTATTTGTTCCTCTTTCTTCTAAATAATCTAAATCTTTCTTTTTTAAACATAAACAACCACCAGTTGATCCATTTCCACACATTAGATTACTACCTACATATCCTTCTTCTATTAATTTATTTTTTTTCATATGTGGTACATCCCATTGATTATGTAAACAACAATCTTTTGAACATTTTTTTAAATCAAATCTATTAATATTTTCTGGATTATTTAAACTTTCCATTTGTTCTTTTAGTTCTTCATTATCTTTCTCAAATTGTTTTTCAATAAATGGTAATATATATGTAAAAAATAAAAATATTATAATTACACTAATAACCAGAATAATATCTTTTTCAGAAGTATTCATTTATATATGAAGACTAGATAATAAAATCTTTACTTTTATTTTTATAAATTAAAAAATCAATATTATTATATATGAAGGATAAATTAATTACTAAAATTGAAACTAATTTTGATAAAAAAATAAAAAATCTAAATAAAATTGGATTTGTACATCATAATAAATTTAATAATTATATAACTGATATATCATCCACTAATTATAATGTTCTTGAATTCTATTCTAAAAAAAATAAAGATGAACTAACATTTAGTACTAAATTTAATTATTATGGTATGATAATAAATAATGTATTCTCATGGGCTACTAGTTTTGAAGGTGTTGATAAACGATTTATTACACATATTAATAAAATTAGAAGTTGTTCTTATTTATTTGAAAATTCTAATGATCCAAATATATTATTTTATTATCAAATTTTAATAAATGATAAATTTAGTTTACCTGAAAAAAATATTTTAAAATTTATTAAACTATTAATGTATTTAGATAATTCTTTTTATTATATTCAATCTAATCTTGATGGTAAAATAATAATAGCTACACTAAAATGTAATAAATCTTTACCATATTATGAAAAAAAATTATGATTTTAAATCTCCAATTATTTTATTAATATTCTTTTTATCTTTTGAATTTAATTTTATAAAATCAAATGTTTTATCAATCTTTAAACATAATTCTAAATCTTTAATATCAAAATTATCATCATATGATTTTAATATATTTATCAATATTTCTTCTTTATTATTTAATATTAAATAATTTGATATTCTATTTATATATAGTATATCTTGTAGTGACTTATTCGGTAATAACTTTATAAGATTATTTATATTCTTTTTATTTATATTTTTTAAAGAAGTTTTATTTAAATCAGAACTAAATTTTATATCAGATAGTATAAGAGACTTACTATCACTATTATTTATCCAATAGTTTGTATATACACATGAAAAAAAACAATGAATCTTTTGTAAAAACCAATTTTGATCTGTATATATACTTGTTTCTACTATATCTCCCAATGATATACTATTACTTATTTCATATATCTGATCTATTACTTTATCATTAGATAGTTTTGATTTTGTTAATACTCTTTTTGGATAATTTTCATGTATCATTAATGGTAGTAATACTTTATCATTTTCATATAATTGATTAATATCATTATATACCATTTCTTTATTTATTAATTCCAGTGTTGTTTCAAATAAACCTAAATCATTATGTTTTTCTTTTGATAACTGTATAAAATTTTCAAATTTTTCAATATTAATTTCAATATTATTATAATGAAAATTTAATTCTTGTAATAAATTTATTAATTTTCTAATATCTTTTTGTGAAAAATCTATTAACTTTTCTATAACTTCATTATTTTTAAATGATAATCCTTCATTTGTTGCTATTTTATTAATTAACATTTTAATTTCCATATTAGATGGTGGTAAAAATTTTATTTCTTCACAATTCTTTTTTAGATCATTTAATAATTTACTATGTTGGTTATTACATATAAATATTAATGGAAACATTTTTTTTTTATTATTTATTTTAAAAATCTCTATTATAAATTTTTTCTCACTTGTTAAACTAATTGATTCTGTTTCATCAAAAATCATTGATAATTTATTTGAATATGTTTTATTTGTAAATTTTAATTTATTTTTAATTGAATTATTATAATTATAAAAATCCTTAAAATCATCGTTATTTCTATATTGTTTAATTTCATCCGGTAATATTGTCTTTACATTATAATCTAAACTTTCTAATATATATTTAATTGAAATTGTTTTTCCAATACCATGATTTCCTGATATAATTAATGACATTGATTTTGAATTATCAATATTTACTAACCATTCTTTTATTCTCTTAATTTGATTTTTATTTCCATAAATTTCATCTAAATTTTTAGGTTTATATTTATTAACCCACAAATTATTCATATTATTTACTATCCTTTTTACTGCTTTAAAACGCTATTATATATTTAGAATTTAATATCAATTTATTATAAAGTATAAAAAATAGTCTAAAAATTATTTAAAAATAATTTTTTCTATTTCTATTTATATACAATGGATTCTTATAATAGAAAAAACCCAAGTAAAAATAGTAATGTTGTAGATAACGAAGTTGCCCGCCTCTTAAAAAAGAATAAGGGTGTCTTTGATGCTACTGAATTTATCAAACTTAGAAATAAGTATGATAATCAAGAATTAGTTGAAAAAATTCAAACTGCTTATATGGAAGCTTATAGTAGAACTGTTAGAAGAGCTAAGAAATTTGCTCACTATATCAGAGAAAAATATGCTAATTCTGGACAACCATATAGTGCTTTATTAGAAAAAGCTAGAGCTTTCAAGAAAAAAGCTGGTTTAACTGATGTTGAATTTGATGAATTCAAAAGAATTTATGAAGCAGATCTAGCTGGTAACAATACTGGTGATAATATCTTACCTTCTACTCTTATGATGAAAACTCTTGGTGCTTTACCCACCGGTTTAACTACTGCTAAAATGAATGTTTCTCCTCAAGATAGTGCTGACATGGAAGCTATTCTTAAAGATCATGCTATAAATAAACCATTACATGCTCAAGTTTTATTACAATCTATCCAATATAGTGATTGTGATATAGAAGCTACTAATGGAAAATATGATAAAAATCTTAATATGAAACCCAATGAACATATTCATCCTGTTATTGCTGCTCTTTTCCTTCCCAAGTTTGACTATATTGATGAAACATTCCTTCATAGTAATATTGGTGGAATTGTTAAATCTAGATATAATGATGAACCATTAGTTAGTAAATCAGATTATGAATTATTTTATCATATGACCATGGATCCAAATGATATGGTTTGTTCTACTAAGTCACCTATTACTGATTTAAAACAAAGAGCTAATGTTCAACATCAACTTTGGAATTCTGTATTACATTTGAGAAACGGTCAATACTATAACGAAAATTTTAGAGAATTTATTACTGCTGTTGACACATGTAAATTAAATAAACATGATAATCCAGATCTTATATATGGTAGATATGATGGCACTATTATGAAAAGATTATTAGCTGCTTTCTCTTTTAGACCTATTGTTGTTTCTACTTACTCTCAAATGTTAACATATCCTCAAAATCCTTATAGTATTAATCAAACACCCAAAGTTATGTCTATTCAAATGATTAATATGAAATTACCTGCTCAATTTACTGAAAAAAGTATTAGTATTAGTCTTGACAACGCATTAGAACAAACTCAATACTTTATTGAAGGTGGTTATATTGTTCCTAAGAAAACTGAAATTATCTACTCTAGAGGTGTTCTTATTTTCTATGTTGATAGAAGAGCTAATGTTATGAAAATACCAGGTACTAGACCACTTAATTTTAATGCTTTTCCTACTGCTCTAGCTGGTTTTGAAAGATTAAATGATAGACGTATTGAATTTCCAATTAATAAGAACATTAGAGATGATAATTATGAATTAAGATCTGTTGTATTATCTGAAGTTAATAGCAGTTCTGATGCTCAAAATGTTGTTATTGGTTCTTCTACTTTAATAAGACCCAAAATTGATCCAACTAAATATAGACATGATGATATTCATTATAATCCATCAGCAGTTGTTAATTATACATCTAATTTATATAAACATAGTGACCCTACTTATAAAATTCCTGAAAGCGAACATGGTGATCTTAGTTTCGAAAATATGGCTGCTACTAGAGGTTGTATCTTTATTTACCAAAATACTAGTGAAAATTTTAAAGGTGAACTTAATACATAAATATATAAATATTAATAATATAATCAAATAATATATAATCAAATAATATTGATTATATAATATCTATTTTAAGTAAATATCAGACATTGCAGGTAATTCCATTGTTCCTTTTGTCATTTTAGTACTTATAGGTAATTGATTAATTTCTCTACTAGATGTTTCATCTTTCTTTATTTCATTTAAATAATTAATATGTCCTTCTATATTACTTATAATTGTTGGTAATACTTCTTTTACTACTTTACAATTTAAATAATAAACTTGTTTAGATATATCTTTTTTTAAATTTTCTGAATATTCACCATATATATATCTCATTACAATAAGTAAATCTTCACTTGATTGAAATGGTATTTGTACTGTATTATTTGTATATTCAAATACTCTTAATATTAACTTTTTATTTATTAATTTTATATTTTCTACAGAAAAAAAACTAATCGCTACTTCTGACATCTCATTTTCATTTTGACCTAATGCATTTTTTATAAATTGTTTTGTATTTTCTTTTTTATTAATAGATGCATCTGCATGTTCAGTGAAATAGTTTACAGGAAAATCATGAGGATTAAATTTGTCCATATTATTTATATTATTGTTTAGATAATAATATTTATAAAACTTTTTTATAAATAATATTATTTAATTATACTATATTTTCTAAATTATAAATTTCTGATGTATATTCTCGACTTAATAATATTCCATCATGTACATTTTGTCTAATTTCCTCTCTATTTGGATATTTATATAATTGACTTGAAAATACTTCAATTGGATTTGCATCTATTGATACTAATATCATTTGTTTATGTAATTTATTTATTGATTCTACATTATCTATAAATAATACCCATTTATAGATACCATATCTTTCTTGATATGCAACTAAATCACCTCTATTAAATTTATTATCTGGAAAATTTGGTAATACATCAATTTCTTCTTTTGTTAACATTGTTCCTATTCTATTATTTAAAAATTCTGGAAAATATTTATATAGATAATTAGCTATATTTTCATAATTGTCATTATACATTCTATATAATAATCTAATAATTTCCTCATCCAATTGTTGACCCCCTGCTAATTTTATGTTATTATTAAATTCTGTTGGATCTATTATTTTTTTAAAAGCTTGTAAATGTCTTATATTATTTCTTATTGTATCACTATGATTTTTTGTATTATATAACCTTTCACTTGTAATTTTATATTTACGATCTTCATCTTTAGATTCTATAATACTTATAATACTATCTTGTGAATTAATATCTGCAAAATTTGAATCAATTAGTAATAAATAACCATAATTTGGAATGAAAAACTCAAAATCATCTACTTTATAAATCCAATGATTTCTCTTATTTGGATTTGTTGCTAGTTCTTTTATATAAAAATTATTTGCTAAAGTAAAATTTTCAAAATATATATCTGCTTTTTCTAAAACTGCACAGGAATAAACTAATTGAAATAATACTGATTTCCATACTTTTATATTATGATATCCTGTTTCTTTTTGTCGTTCTACAGTTCCAAATGATTCATATTCTGGTGAAGCCCACGATAATATATTTACATTAGGTGCTTCAGTTAAAGCCATTAAACTAATATCAGTATCTTCATTTAAATCAGCTTTTTCATCTCCACTTCTAGAATTATTTTTAAATCCTCTTTCATTTAATTTATCTAATAGTCTATTTAAAGCATTATTAGTATATTTATGATCATTGTTTATCAATTTTGTATTTCTAGTTTCTTCTGTTCTTATACCTTTTGATAATACTTTACTTGTTATAATATTTATTTCTTTATAATTTATTTTAGATGTACTATCAATAGCATGTAAATATAATGATATAAAATTTGGTGATACTTTAGCTTTTAATATATTTTCTCTAATATATTCATAAAATTTAATTTCACGATATACATCAAAATTATCCATATCAATTTTTTCATTTAATTTTAAAGATCTTATAGCACCTTTTGATAAATTATATAATCTTACATTTAATCCAATTGGATCTTTTGGTATTGTTAAATTATTTGTAGCTCTATTTAATCGAATTGGATATGCTGCATTATATATTATGAAATCTTTGGCTAAACCATGATAAGGATTTCTCTCGAGTGTATATGGATTTAATTCTAATAATCTAATATATGATAATAATGTCTTTTTTGGTCCTGGTGATATACTAATTTCTTCATAATCTCCATCTTCTAATATTGTATTTCTAAAAAACATTAATAATTGTGATCTTTCATAATATGTATTCATTGTAAAATTATGTTTATCAATTGGTAACATATCCTCATAAATTCTATCTATAGTTGTATGATTACCTACTGGACTTGACATATTTATATTATAATACTTTTGAATTGGTACATTTTGTTTATCCAAGTTTACTGCATAATATGGTCCTTGTTGTGTATTTATTATACTTGATCCTTCTGGTATATTTGTTAAATAAGGATATGACATTGGTATTTGATTTTGTACATAATGTGAATATTTATGTTTTCTTTCTTGTGATTCTTCATTAAATCTATTAGTCAAAACTACATCTGATGATAATCGTGTATTATAGCTATTAGATAATTTATCCTCTGGTTTATCATAACTTGGTTTATCATAACTTGGTTTATCATAACTTGGTTTATCATAACTTGGTTTATCATAACTTGGTT